CTTGAATGCCTTGAGTACCCTGAATACCGTTGTTACCTTGAAGACCAAAAATACCCTGAAGACCTTGAATACCTTGGATACCTTGTGGTCCCTGAAGACCCTGAAGACCTTGAATACCTTGAGCACCAGTAGGACCAAACCTTCCCTGAACACCTAGGAAACCTTGAATACCCTGCTGTCCTTGAATACCCTGAACACCTTGAACACTGATACCCTGAATACCTTGAATACCTTGGATACCCTGAACGCTGATACCCTGAATACCCTGAATACCTTGTGCTACGAAAGCACCATCAGTTCCTTGAGTACCCAGAATACCCTGAACACCTTGGATGCCCTGGATACCTTGAATACCTTGAACACCCTGTATTCCTCGTGACGCTACAGAGATGTCATAGTTAGTTTTTTGATGGGCGTTTACCCTATACTGTTCGCCACCGTCGTATGTTACTCTATAGTCTGCCATCACTCAGAAACGGTTGGGTTTACCATCACCATTCCCTGAATAACCTTAGAGGTATTTGACGCTGGGGAAGTAATAATAATATCGTAGTAGTTTCTGCCTTCCGAAAGTTCGGCAGTAACTGTGCTAGCCATTGAGATAGTAATTTTGCCTGTGGCAGAAGCAATTCCTACAGCAAAGTTCGTTGAGGTGGGTGAGGTTGGATACTTTCGGATTTTGGACGTTGCCGTATAACCAGTAAGATCCAGCACCGCTCCACTTGGTGAGGTGATCGTATAAGTTGCGGAAAAGTTTGTTCCGCCATCGATAGATATATTAACGGTTGGTACTGCCGACATTCTACTATCTCTGCTATACTGTATTTATTAGGATTTATTATCCATATTTTTTAGCATTTTCTGCAACTCTGCTGTGGACCCAACAAACAGAGAGTTATTTGTAACGTTTGTTGTAGACTTAGTGCTCTCTTCGTTCACGTCCTTCAGTTTCTTCTGAAGATCGAGGAGTTTGTCTGTGGCATCAGCAACGTTTTTGATAAGTTGACCGGCAACCTCATATGCCCTTGGTTGCTCAGTTTCTTGAGCAAGATCCAATATTCCATTGATTGCTTCCTGACCCTTTTCGATCAAAGAATATAGATTGCCGCGAGTATATTCGTAGTCCTTATCAACATCTGCCTTGTTGACTGGGGGTTCTTTTTTGGTCTCAATCTCAGAAGGTTCTGCAGGAACGATTTCCTCAGTTTCACTCTTGATCGGTGTAACGTCAAAAGTCTTATCAAGTTCATTAAATTTGTCACTCATCGGTCAGTCCTCAGAATGTCCCGTCGTTGAAACCAAAGTCATCACCGAACTGGATGAGTTTATCATCCTCCTCCGTGATACTGTAGACCTTAGAACCCAACACATGCTTTTGTGGGATAGTGTTGTCTTGTGCCCTCTTAACAATAACCTTACCGTCGAGAATCTTCTCAACAAGCATCTCTTCCTGACCAACATAGATGTAGGAACCTTTCACCAGTGCGTCTGGGTTGTCTACCGTAAATACGGTATCTGCAAGATTCAGATTTTGAGATAGGAACGTAACGACACTTCCGTCGTAATCCTTGACCGCTCTTGGAGTGACCTGATATGTAAGATCTCTGGTAGCGTTTGGATCTCCAGGAGTACCGGCAACGTAACCAATAGTGGTCTTTTTGATGATCTGACTGGTAACGTCTGTGATAGGACCAAAGATGTAAGTCTTAGCAGTGAAACTTAGCGTATAGATGAGTGCTCTACGGGTATCAAAGTTACCTTCGTAGTCATCAGTCATCGTGATGCTATTGAGTTGAATTGGAACATCACGTTGCTCCTTCAGATCACCAAGAAAGTTGACCGATAGTGCGTAACTAGGTTGGAAATATGGGAGAATTTGTTCAACAATCTGGAGCATATCATCATTCAACTTCGTCATAATAGACAAAGTAAACTCCATATTGTAAGGAACAGGCATGTAGTTCCTCTTTAGGTTATCACCATCAGGTGTCTGGTTGATAATCGTAGTTGTTTGAGTAGACTTTCTAGATGCGTCATACTGCAACCCAACAAACTCGAACGACATTCGAGGAAGAGTCATTCGAACTGGTTTGTTGAGATCTACCTCCTGCTCCATTCGAGCAAGAAACTTTTGCATGGGTCCATAAGCAAGAGGAACCTTGATAACGCTTACAGTGTCGTTATCCGAGTTCTTATGCTTAATTTCGATCCCGTTGAATAGAGAACCAAAACCAATAATAACGGATCTTAAGATCTCGTTGTAAAAATACTCAAACATCTTATAAAATCTAAGATATATCAGTACTATTTACTATAGTTTTGATTAGGGCATTCCGAAGGGGTTATCTTCAGAGAAATCCAAGACCTCTTTCGCTTCCTCTTCGAAGGTATCGTTGTCGGCATAAGGTGTGACCAAATCAAACTCTGTAGTAACACCGACGATAAACTTAGCGCCAGAGTCTTGACCAACGATGAGTTCGCCAGGAGTGAAGTCTCCGGTGACGATGGAGATTTCCAGTTGATTTGTGATCTCGTTCCAGGTCTTGACTCGTGCCTCTGTGCCCGAGGTTTCGCCCACAACGACCTCGTTGAACACATAGGTACCAAGACCGACTTGAACGCCCGTAGAACCGATTCCAGTGGTCGGAGGATCGATGTATATGAAGGGTGCATTTGCATACCCAGAACCAGAGTCTTCGATAACGATAGAAGTGACCACACCAGCGTTGTTGATGATTCCGTATGCCTTTGCAGTTGTGAGACCGACTGGTAGGTAAGAGTCGTCGTCGAAGGTTGCACCAGTGCTGTCCCAGGTGTATTCTGTGGACCCCATACTGGGACCAGTGTTTCCTCCACCAACAAAAGTGACATTGGGGTTAGTGCTATAACCAGAACCACCATCAGTGATTTCAATAATCTGAACTGCGCCAGTAGTGATACCAGAAACTTCTGCTTTCGCACCTTTTCCACCACCACCTTGGATAGTAATCCAGGGAGGAGTTGTATAACCACAACCAGCGTTGGTTAGGTTGATAGCAAGAATCTTACCACCAAGTGCCCCGTTACAGTTGTAGTATTGGTTGGTAATAGACGCAACACCAACGGCAGTTACACCGCCCTCAGGAGCGGATGAGAACCCGATAACGGGTTGGGAAGTATAGTTACCACCCATATTAGTGATAACGACGCTCCTGACCGATCCAGAGGCGCATATAGACGCCTCAGCAAGCGCAGTCCTACCAGCACCAATTAGAGTGAGTGTCTGAATATAACCGATTTGCTCGATCTCTTGGTCGATCTCAGGAATACCGGTATCGATTACCTCGTCTTCGTATTCGAAGAGTTGGCACTTGAGTGTGTAAGTGTAGTTCTTTTGTAGTTGATAGAAAGGTTGCTCGTGCTCAACAAAGGTGATTTCGAAGATACGATCACCTAGTGGGAAGTAGATAAGGTCTCCTTCCTTTGGGCGGGCAGTCACACCCATATTGGACAGACTACCTATCTGTGGAGCAATATAGTTCTCATAACGCTCTCTGGACATCACCAGAGTTAACTCATCCATATTCTGGATGCCGAACTTTGAGAGGATGGTTCCTTGACCACCGTATCCCTCGTAACTATCGACATACATCTCGATAGGGAAGGCATTCGTAAACTTAGACTGAATGACTTCTCTTAGGATGGTATTTGTTGAGGCAAACTCTCTGGGGAGATAGTATGTCTCGACACCATACATCCTCAACTGTTCGTTGATAAGGTCTTGTACGAGAGACTGTTCGGTATTCTTGCCGTTTAGAAAAAATGGATTTAGCATTTATAATACCTCAACCAATCATATCCATTGGTGGAAGTTCATAAGTGCTGCTCATTTGCTCAAGGATCTTATCCAAGTCTGCTTGACCATCCTCATAAATCTGTCTTCCATTAAACTCAAGACCACCAGGCAGTTTTACACCTTGGAACTTGATAAGGTTCATACCCCACTGTCTCTTGATAAGAGCAGTTAGATACTTCTTGAGGAAAGAGTCATTCCAAACTCTAGCATAGTCATTACCATCAAGTGCTCTCCAGCAGTCGATGATAAGGAACTGTCCTTTTCTAAGTTGTCCCCAGTCAACATCCAGATACATACGATCTGCTCTCTGGTTGAAGCGAATCTGCTTGTGAGTGTTGAGTAGGAAGTTGATAGTTTCCAAGTAACTTCTGGACATAGAGTAACTGAGGAGGTCCATACTACCCCAGTTCCAGACATCATTAAGGAACATCTGGTACTTGAAACTGAACATATTAGACATGCTCATTGACTGAGCATCGTCATATTGCATCACTCTATTGATACCGAAAATATTGGGGGGAACTTGTAGGTAGTTACTATTTTCGTAGTAAGTGAATGTAGTTGCTGTTCCTACGATATTTGTAGTAGCACTTGTAGAAGCAATACCAGCAGTAGTAGTTCCTCCTACACCAGGTGGTCTTGCCTTACCTCTATCAATGTCGTCTTGTGTGACTTCATACTTGAGATATACCTGCTCAACACCATCAAAGTGTCTCTCTTGGAAGTATTGTAACGCATCATCCAACAGATCTTGAATCTGTTCATCTGCCACATTTACTTCCAATACAGGAGCACCTAACTGCCTTAGACAGTAGTCGATAAGTTCTTGTCTCGTGCTTGGCTGTGCCATTATGCTTACAAATCTCCCTGTGTGTATTTATGAGGTTGATAAGGTGCTGATATTTTGCTACAATATGCTTTGTGAGCGTTCAAGAGACAAGCTTTAAGTACTTAGAGACCTTTAAGAGCCTTTAGAAGCAAGTCCTTAATTTCATCAAGGTCCCCTTTAATGTCGGAGACCTTTGTTTCAAGTTTTTCGATCCTTTCCTTATCAGAAAGTAGTTTATCCCTATTAGTTATGTATGCTTGATATCCAGACTTGTCTATGTTGATAATGGCATTCGTATCAGTATCTCTGACGAGATCTGTTTTACCTTCAACTTTCAGATATTTTTTCTTATGCATATGCAATAACCCTCAGTGCTCTAACGAATGGTGGGTATGCTTGGTTAGTTGAAGTACCCAGAAGTTTGATACGGAAAGTAGTGAAAGGAGTAACTCTATCGATAGTGAACTTATACTCACGGAACTGAGCAGGACCTGGAGAAGAGACGTAGGTATCAACCTTTGGAGTCAATACGTCTGGGTTACCATCATTCAAGTTAGTATTCAGAACAACTCCATTGGGTTCTACGTTCTTATATCCTGGGAATGGAGTGAAGATTGTATCAGTCACTCCTTCGAATTGATCCAGTGCGTAGAACGCTCTTAGATCTGCTTGATTGTGAATGTAAGCATCAAGATACATTGTGATGTTAGTAGCAGGATTTGTGAGAGTAATATTCCTAGTCACGTAGTAGAAGTTATTTCTATCATCTCTTACCGTCTTCACAGTGAAGTCAGTGATGTAGTCATCAGTTGCCTTATTGACTCGGTTTGTAACCAGAATCAGAGAGTTTTGTTCAATATCAATCACTGGAGATAAGCGACTATCAGAAGTGGTCATATCAAAGTTCATTTGAACTGATTTGTTCTGAGGTAGTTCACCCAAGAAGGTAGATGAGTTGATCTTCGAAGCAACGATACGAGGACTTGTGAAGTAACTATTCTTAGAAAGAGAAACTGGTTCGTATCCCATATCTTGGAATGATGCCTCATTACCAGAGATACTGGTTCCAGAGATAGTTCTCATCTGTGCCTTGACTGCCGTTCCAGTAGGAGTGATAGTGGTAACATTGGGTTTTGCAAGTTCGAACTGAACGTTGTATTGTCCCTTAGCATTCTTACCACCACCTTGGAACTTCTCATTGAAGTGAAGTTCAGGCATTCCGTTTGTTCCAGTTCTATCAACACCAGTTGTTGCATCCATATCAATCTTCACGTAGTAGTAATCTAAACCAACGGGGTTATCTACAGTTGCGAAGTTGAGTTCGTGAGTGCGGTTGATTCTTCTCAGTGAAACACCGTTCATCTCATACTTGTGTACGAGAGTTTCGGTGGGGTAGATAGAAGGTTTCGTTCCGTCCACACCTCTCACAACACCCGTAAGTGTGTTATTGTTGAGACCAGTATAAGAAATGATTTCCTTACCGATACGAACATAACCAGGGTTGGATACTGCAACACCTACATTCTCAAACTCAGTGAACCCTTCAGTAGAAGCAACTGAGATTGGATCAGTACTTGTTCGTGAAACTGAAGCGAGAAGTGCTTGTGGATCAGTATCACCTTCAATACCACTCAGAGATACGATATTTTGCTGTGAGTGCATACCATGGTTTCTGTGGAATACCTTCATATGAACACCGTCAGTATCAACTCTGATTGGTGAGAGTGGGTATACACTACCACTATCGTAGTTGAGAGCAGTTGTAACACCACTACTGTTTGTGTAGAGGATAGTGTTGGAAGGAGTTAGTCCAAACTCACCCTGAACGTTAGTGATAATCAACTCGTTCTCGCCAGAAATATCAGCAACAGAAAGTCGAATACCCTGACCAAGAGTGTTTTCACCAATAGTGATTGGGGTTAGAACGTCACCAACTCTGTAACCAACACCACCAGCGTTGATAGATGCAGCAGTCACACTACCGTTTGTGATAGTGATATCAGCAGTTGCGTTGAGACCGTTTCCATTGACTGTGGTGAGTGCAACACCAGTGTAACTGAAGGAAGCAGCAGAAGGAGTATAACCAACACCAGCGTTGGTGATAGTTAGAGGACCTGTTGCTGAACCAGCAAAACCAACGAAGTCACCAGTTGCAGAAGTACCAGTCTGTGAGATAGTATTACCAGCAACTAGACCTGTGTCAGAAACAGTAGTTCCAAGACCAACACGAATTGTGTTAGGATCTGCACTGATACCCTTAGAACCAATCTGCTCAAGTTCTGTTGGTAGATTGGAGTTGAAGAAGATACAGTTTCCTTGAGGAACAAAGTCTCCTCTGTATAGGTTGAACTTCAGATCCTCATACTGACTTGGTGTCCAAGTAGAAGCGTTTTGTGACTTGAATAGGGAACCAAGAGTCTTCTGTGAGGAAACAAGTGTTTGTTCAGACTCTGGGTTATTTGCAGTAGAAACCTCAACTTCACCAAGGCGGGAAATCCAGACTCGATAGTCGAGTGAGGTGGAAAGAATCACAAGAGCGTATGTCCTACCACCTTCGAGGTAAACAGGAGACTCAAACTTAACGTTAGTAGCAACGGAACCGTCTTCAGAAGTTTCGATTTGTGAAGGATCCACAGAAACTTCAGAGAATGCGAGAACCACTCTACTTGGAACTCCAAGTTCCATCTCACGAATCTGTACGGTTACTGGTAGTTGTGCTCCACCAGGAGATGGTTTTTCAGAGAAGAAAAGATCGACTGAAGTAATGAAAACACCAGTATCATCAGTAACGGCAAATGACTGTGCTAGAGGATCGGTCCATCTTCCTTCTACAGTTGAAGATTCCGTACCACCTTCAGTAGTTTCTGTATTGATAGCGGTACTTTCTCTTTCTTCTACAAATTCAATAGTCTCTACTGTAGTATTTTTGGTGGATAGTGTTACTTCTTGAGTTGTGTCTAAATCACCTTGTGAGTAGAAGATTTCCTCAGCAGCGGTACTGAAAGTACCTTGAATCTTGCTGTTGGTTGGACTTCCAGTCAACCTCAACTTATTTCTTCCAGTCTCAAATGTTGGGAATGCAGTATTCTGGGAATCTGGAACTCTATAGTTTCCGATCAGTGTTCCAACTTCATCAGATACGAGACGGATATTGGTGACTCTTGCTCTCGCAGAACTTGACTCGCCAGTAAGAATCATTCCGGCAGCAAGGTAACCAGAGTAATCGGGTTGATCTTCAGCAGCAAGACTGACGCTATCAACGTTCAGAATAGTAGAACTTTCAGAATACTCTGAGGGTAGAGTATTTGTTCTGTCGTAGGGACTTGTAGTGAATACGTCAGTTGGTTGATTGTATGGACCAGACTTATGGTTTGCTACTGCCACACGGAAACTGATGGCTGGAAGACCTACCGGACTCAAA